AAAAGATTTTGAAGCCAAAGGTTTACAAAATGAATTAAAAGAGAGCATTGATTTACGAAAAGATTTATCAAAAAGAATACTTAATACCATCGAGGAAGGTGGGTTAATAAGTAAGGTAGAAGCAAACAAACTCCGCAAACAATTCCCTAACTACGTTCCTCTAAATCGTATACTAGAGACTGACGAATTAGAAGATGTAGCCTCTACTGTTGTTGGCCGTGGAGGTCGATACGAAACATTGTCATCTGGAATAAAAAGAGGCGTTGGATCGGACTTAGATGCAGATGATATATCTCAAAACATCGTGGATAATCTTATTGGTGCTACTCGTAGGGCGCAGGTCAACAAGGCTAACCAGGCATTTGTAAAACTAGTAAGAGACAATCCTACCACTGCTGGTAATATTGCTGTTGTCCGTAAACCCAAAGTTGTTGGCACAGAACTGGTCAAAGACACTTCTGAAACAGCCAATGCACTTCGCGCACAGGGTAAAAAGGTTCCGCGCAAGAAGGTTCCTGTTTACGAAAACGCAGATAAGAATGTGCTTACTGTCTTTGAAAACGGTAAGCCAATGTTTGTAGAATTTAAAGACCCTAAGCTTGCTGCGGCTATGAAGGGGACTAATCGTGAGGTTGCAACTGGCATTATGAAAGCGGCTCAAGGGTTCAACAGATTTGTTGGTGGTCTGTATACTAGATTCAACCCTGAGTTTATGGTTCCCAACTTGATTCGTGACCGTTCAGAAGCATTTGTAAACAATATGCAGAAGATGTCACTAGGTCAGGCATTCAAGACTCTAGACCCAATCTCTACTGTCCGAGATGACATGAGAACCATTGCTCGAAACCTTCGTGGGCAGAAGGCTAGTGGAGGTCGTGCGGCTGAGATGGACAAACTGTATGATGAATTTGTTCAAGCAGGAGGCAAGACTGGTGGCCTTGGATTATCTACATTAGATGACGTTGAAAAGAACATAGCTGAACTAGGAAGTAAACTAAATGCACCAACTAAGTCTAAGGCTAAGAAGTTCAACAAGGTAATAAATGGAATCAATGAGTTGTTTGAAAACTCTACTAGATTTGCTACTTACCGTCGTGGACGCGCAGACGGCATGACAATGGATCAAGCTGCACTAGCGGCACGTAATAGTTCATTTGACCCGCAGTTACAAGGCGCACAGGGAGACACTATCAGAGCTTTGTATCTGTTTAGTAATCCAGCCGTTCAGGGTGCTAAAAACTTTCTGCGTAGTATGAACCCAGTAAAAAATCCAGGGTTAGCCTTATCGGTAATGGGTGCATTGACGGCAACAGCTTATACCCTAGACAGGTATAACAAAACGATTGATGAAAATTATAGAGAAAAGATACCTAAGTTTAAATTAAACAAACACCTTACAATCGTTCAAGGAACAAAGCCAGACGGTAGCCTTGATTATATTTCTATACCCATTGGTTACTCTATGGTTCCCTTCAAGATTGCTGCTGACTACGCTCAAAGAATTATGTTCGGAGGCGAGGAGAATATTGATGCCTCAGCAGTAGCCAAGGATATGAGTAAAAATATTATTGACTCATACAATCCAATGGGAGGTTCACCTGTCCCAACAGTGCTTAGACCAATACTAGAATTATCTAGAAACAAGGATGGTCTAGGAAGAGACATACGACCATCTTGGTTGGAGAATGAAAACATCTCTGATGTTGAAAAGATTCACCCTTGGACGGCTAGAACCCAAGGTGGCGAGTTAGCCCTAAACTTAGCTGAACAGCTTCAAGACATGGGATACGAGGTATCTCCAGAGAATCTACTTTATCTTTACCGCAACTACACTGGTGGTCCAGGAACAACGGTGCAAAGATTGTTCAATGTTACATCAAAAATGATGAACGGAGAAAAGATTACTCGCGCAGATGTTCCAGTTGCTCGTAGATTTTTTGGTGAAACATATGCAAAGACCTTTGAGTTGAGAACTGGTGACCAGCAACTAATTGATAACATAGACAAGCAGGAAAACACTAACGCACAAAGAGCACGTAGAATTGCTGACGGATATACGGGCAAGCTAAGAAATGCAGACAGTCTACAAGAGCGATCTCGCATCCTTCAAGACCTGCTAGTTGATCCAGAAGCAAATGAAGCAGTTAAGCGTCGCGTAGAAAGATTCCTCAAGGATGAAGCCGCTGGTATAACGGCTATAGACAAACAGGTAAAGACGAAGTTGTCAACGACTGGAAAAGCTCAGTTCTTTATTGAAAGAATCCAAGACATGAATAGGGCTGAAGCTGCTAGGTATTTGCAAGAGCAGATCAACAGGCGTGTTCTCACTCCTAAAGTTCAAGAGGCTATGACTGGCATTCAAGCCTTTAGAGATTTCTTTAGTCGATAAAATGGTGGAGATGGGAGGAGTTGAACCCCCGTCTCTAGCACTAGCCAGATCGATAACCTTACATCCCCTTAGAAGTAAATGATGTCAGCGTCGTGGTTGGAAGGCTGGCTGACGGCAACCCTATATAGGCGAAATGTAATAAACAAACCTTTCCGGAGCACTCACGACTTACTCTTTTTTGCGGAAAATTACACTAAACCGCAAAATTATTCTCGCTCTTCTGCGTTAGATAAAAGGCGATGCTGAAGCATATCAATCTTCTTTTTTAAATTTTCTATATCTTTGTTTAGTCTTTCATTCTGGTTAGTCAGAGCCTCGCATGATTTAGTCATAGCATCTAAGCCTTTTGCCAGAATTACTTCAGAGTTAACATTGTATACGGATAGGTTTTTTGTTTGTTGCATTTATTTATTATGTGAAATTGGTTGCCACTTGTCTGAGTCTCGCTCGATCCACTCAAACAGATACGAAAGATCATCATTAGATAAAGGCTCGTCGGATTCAAGATAATATATACCCCTGACCTCTGGGTCACGTGATGACGGTGCGTCGGCTTCAAACTCTACAATGACATTGGTTATGCTGCCGGCGTAGTTGTCCATTTCTAGTTTGTGTTCATACATCATAGTGGTGTTGGTTAGATAAACATTGGTTCAAAGAAAGCAAGCTTTGGAGAGTATACTACACCACATCCAAGGATTGGCTTGGCGGCGTAGACACGCCCGTAGTTCATAGCAGGGTGATGGTGATCTACACCACAGCCTACGTTCATACCAAAGACAATATCATCCTGGTTGGCATGATAGTTGATGCCGGCTTGTGCATGAAAATGACCCATGACAAGAGACTTGAACTGGGCTTGTGCGTTCTTTAGAGCCGACATCTGACCTCCCTTTTCCTTGTCTCCGTGCCTGTATATGACTCCATCAATTACTAGGTCTGTGAATCTGGGATGTATCGTCCACCCATCAAGACCCCATAATGTTTTGAAGTTAAGTATTACCTCTGGTGGTAGGCCAACGCTCTGTGCCTTACGCTCTGGTAGGGCTGAGTGATTACCTATGAGGTAGTCTACCTCCGGGAAAGCCCTGTGTAGTGCTCTAACCTGTCTAGCTGCCGATACAAACTCGTCTGCCGCACTAGGCATGGTTGGGTCTTTCTCGTGGAAACTGATAGCGTTCCAGTCCACTAGGTCACCAATATGAACTACGCGTGTGCATCTATGCTTGTGGAAGATAGATAGTAAAAATTCTATGTAGCCGCTATGCATGGCAGGGCAATGGGTATCTGCTATGACTAGGACTCGCTCTGTTCCCTGAGCCGATGGTATGGTAGCCTTGTATCGCCTAATCTTAGAACGCACAGCCTCTGCACTTGTTCCATAGTCTTGAGCGATTTGATGGTAACTAAAACCTTCTAGGTAGAGGTTATAGGCTTGCTTCTGTGTTAGGTTTTCGTGTGTCATATTTACGATGGTGAGAGTTAACTAAATCTACCGATGTGGTTTTGGAAGACAAACTTACCATACTGGTCTCGCTCGCCTTCGCGCTGCTTGGCTATATTGTATTTGATAGAGATGTGTGTGCCGTTGACAGGATCATTATAGACTGTGGCTTCCTTTGTATCTGAGCCGTTAGGCCACAGTAAAAGGATAATGTCTGCGTCGTTCTCAATGTCCCCAGAGTCTTTTAAATCATATAGTGTAATACCTGTCTCGCGCTTGGCTCCTTCTCTGTTTACTTGTGCTAACAGTATAACAGGTAGGTCTAACTCCATCGCCATAAGTTTTATCTGGTGGCTGACCTCTGCGATGCCGTCATGCTTCTTTAATTTAGTGTTCCAAGGAACAAGTTGCAAGTAGTCTATCACAATCCATTCAATCTTGTGCTTACGTTTATACATACGAGCACGTGACCGAAGTTCATCAACATTCCTGACGTAGTGCTCTGTGAATATAGGTGCGTTCTCTACCCTGTCTGTAGCATCCCACACCCGCTTCTGTTTCTCTTTGGATAGCACACCCTCCTGGAACTGGTTCAGGTTTACAGCAGAGCAGGTCTGTATCATACGCTTTGCTAGACTCTTGGCTTGCATCTCAAAGGAGAAGTATAAACCCGGCTTGCTGTGGGTCACGCCGTTCTGTAGGGCTATGTTCAGGGCGATACAAGTCTTGCCACAGGAGGTAGGAGCCGCAACAACCATTACCTCTCCGTTGGCTATGCCACCTGCACTAAGCTTCTCGTCTAGTTGTTTGATCCTAGTTGGTAAGGCGAAGGTATCGTATGTTCCCTCCTCCATCTTTTTGAAGTCCTCACGCAAGGATTCAGCGGCTACTCTGATGGACGGGTCAGTAGCAGAGTTATTATCTAGGGTGGCGGTAACAGCCCTCTCAATGTCAGCAATGATTACGTCTGGGTCTTGGTTCTCTATCGCTGATTCAATGGCGATACGGGAAGTGCGAATAATCTGACGTAACTTAGACTTCTCTTTTATAATATTGGCATGGCTGCCTATCTGCAAGGAGCTACTGGCTTGCCCCTGTATATACATTATATTGCTAAGTCCACCTGCTTCCTTATCTGTGCCTTCACGCTTTAGGAACTCATCAAGGTCGAGTTCAGAGAACTCTTTGCCAGAGGAGCATAACTTAGATATAGCCTTGAAGATTATTTTATTGGAGTTGCCGTAGAAATCGTCTTCGTTGACAATGGTGCTGATGCTATCGTAGGCAGCATTGTCTAGTAGGCAACAGGCTAGCAAAGCCTCTTCTGCTTCTAAGTTATGAGGTTGATCCATTCTTTTCTATAATCTTAATAGCTTCTTTGTTTAGTTCTGATACGATGTTGGGAGTAGGCTCTGGTCTATCGTCTATCCAGTTGCCCCTCATGATTGAATCCCTTAGGACGGCAAGACCTGTTACGGCATGAGCAATGTGGTGTAGTCCAGAGTCTGGATCATTGTCCTCTCCCTCATACCATGCCGCTAGGTGACGGAAGGCGGCATCATAGTATACAGAGCCTCTGACACCTGCTTCACGCCAGTTGAACCTGCCATACTTCAAGTCTCCGTGTAGCTTCACAAGCCCTGCTTCAAGGAGAACGTTGGCCGGCATACCTGATAGCGGCACTTTCTTTATGCCGCAAGCATCCTTGGGGTTAGTTTTCTTAACCATTATAAAATAAAGCCCCTCCCCCGCAGGAGAAGGGCTAGCCCCATATGCCTAGAAAGGGTTGGCAATTACTTCAATCTCTGGCTCATTGCCATACGCGTTGAGGTGATATGCAGCCGCAGGATCAGGAGCATCGTCCTCGTCATCATCCTCCTTGGGCTTATCTGCCTTGAGGTAGGAGGACAAGTATTCCTGTAGTCTAACATCCATCATGTCTGCCTGAAGAGCAGCTTCATTAGACAATGTGTTGGATACGATGCTAAAGAATGGTTTGTTATAACTTACAGCACCCTTGCGGTCTTCGACTGCCTCAGTGACTGCTATCACTACATCTCCTTCTAACTTATTGGAGCCACCAACTCTTTTTTCAAATTCAATCCATTCTGACATAGCACAGCCCTTGAGTTGAAAGTTAACAAGCTCAAAGCCTTCGCCAATTTTAGCCATAGCGTAAACAGACTTGGTAAACTTAACGCCATTTAAAGTCCTTACCTCAGACCAGGTGCCTGTAGCAACGATACCTTCCTTGTTGCGGAGAGTAAGTTTGTCTCCTACGGTATACACTTCGTTAGACCAGATTGCGCTGTTCTTTCTATCGTCCCAGCCCTTGGCGGTGATGAGTTGATCGAGGATAATAAACCTTGTGTCCAGTGGTAATGTTCTGGACTCTTGGGCTTCTTTATCGTAAAACTCCCATGTGGAAGCTTTCGTGTTCCATTGAAGGAACTTGGTAGCAGGGTTTGAAGACCCTGTTGATCTTGGTTTAGTTCTAGACATAATATTATTGGTTAGTGATTTATTGATGTTGAAGAAATGTAAATAGGGAATCAAGCATTATTTTTGTTTTTCTTTCGTAACCTAAACTCCCACCTTACTTTATCCGATAGGCTCTGCTCTTTGTTTCTTTGTCTGACATTATTAGTCCAAGATGTTCCCTTACTTTTAGATGCAGGATACCACCCGGATGCCTTGTAGATTGTTCCTTCATGAACATCGGTATCTTGGTAGCTTAACAAAAGTGTGATGTGAGGAAACTCTTTTTTGATAATCTTCCGCATTATGCCGATCATTCGGCTTGCGGTATTTTTCGGTGCGTCGTCTGAGATTGCCATTCTTCTTAGTTCTAGGGCAGTCTTACCTTCTTTTAATCTGTTGGCGGCTACTGGACTAGACCAGATAGCTGAAGCGTATGCTATATCGTCATACTCTGCAAGGAAACAAACATAGTCCCTATTTCTTACGACATTACTCCAATGAATCTTGGGGAACCTGCTATGCCAAACTTCATTTAATTTGCAAGCTCGCTGAACCTTGCATCTATTGATTGATAACTGGAGCGCAGAGGTCGGACTTGAACCGCCACAACCACTTCGGAAAAGTGGCATGCTATCTCTTACATCACCTGCGCTTAAATTATTCACTGTTTGTTCTTCTTTCGCTCTGCGTTCTCGGCCTTAGTCTTAACGGCGTGACACTCCACACAGATAGCCTGGAACCCACCTATCTCGCAGAACAGTCTGCCTATGAGCGCATCCCAGTTGTCAAAGCCTGTGACCGGGACGATAGGGTCAATGTGATCTGCTCTCATATCCTTGGCAGGGAATAGTTCCCCGCAAGCAGAGCACTTGTGCAGCTTACACTTGCGCCCTGTTGCGGGGTTCACACCATCACGAACAAAGGCAGATCGAATAGCTTCATACTT